GTGTATTCGCAGGTCAAACTCAACGCTGTGGCCAGGCGATTGAACGAGCGTCCAAGAAAGACCCTGAACTACGAAACGCCCGCCGAACGGTTCCAGCAAACTATTGCATCCATCGGTTGAATGCGCCATCCGTAACCGGTTGCACCTTGAGAAGCCGGGTCCCGGTTATATGCACTTCCCGACGGATCGTGACATCAACTACTTCGCGCAACTCACGGCTGAGCGCGTGATTGTCAAGGTCTCGGGCGGTCAGAAGTATCGGGTGTGGGATCTGCCTCCGGGCCGTGCCAACGAAGCGCTCGACTGTCGCGTGTACGCGTATGCCGCACTGTGCGGGCTTTCACATCTTGGATTGAAGCTGAACGTCACCGCCGACGAGGTAAAGGCGGCGCACACACCGCTGCCGTACGTTCCTTTAGCGCCGGCGACAGAGGCACCGCCTGAGGCGGTGGAGGCTACCGGTTCGGCGCGCGGACCATCAATCAAGGTTGTGGGATCGGAACCGAGCGGCGCGTCCCGTACCAGCCAACTTGCATAACGGAGTAACACCGTGGGCGCCTATGACGGACGCAGCAGGGCTGACGTGCAGGCGCAATTGACGGCCTTGCTCGCCGTATACGACCAGCTCATAGCAGGTCAGCAGGTGGCTCAGGCGAGTTATTCGCAGAGTGATGGAGCGAAATCTGTCACCTACCGGGCGACGGATCTTGGCCTGCTCGACGGCGCCATCTCAATGCTTCAGCAGAAGCTCGGCATTATCCGGCGCGCGCGCCGTCAAATTCGGTTCGTATATCGCTAATGGAAAATCCCGTACAGATTCTAGGCCCAGACGGCAACGCGTTGCCGCGAAGCCCGAATCGGGCATCCATGCTGGCAGGTCGAAACAACACGCCGTACGATGCCGCCGACCTGTACGGCGCGCACACAGAAGACTGGATGCCGTACCTGTGGTCTCCCGATGGGGAGATCAACATGTCCCGCGACCGGATCGTCTCGCGTGCACGCGACCTGATCCGGAATGACGGCTGGGCGACTGCGGCGGTAATGCGCACGATCGACAATGTGATCGGTCCTGACTTCAGGCCGATTGCCAAGCCGGACTATCGTTCGCTTCAGGCGCTTACCGGTAACAAGTCTTTCGATCACGTGTGGGCCGACGAATGGGGACAACAGGTCGAGGCCAACTGGCGCGTCTGGGCGCACGACACTGGTATGTATTGCGATGCCCAGCGAGCCCAGACGTTCCCTCAAATGATGCAACTGGCGTTTCGTCATCAGTTGATTGATGGCGACAGCCTGTCGATGCTTCACTGGAAGCCAGAGCGCATTGCGTACGGCCGCGCTCGCTATGCGACATCGGTGCAAATTCTGGATCCGGATCGTCTCTCGAATCCACAACTGGCCTTCGACCAACAGGCGTTGCGCGGTGGCGTCGAAGTCGATGCGGATGGCGTTGCTGTCGCGTATCACATTCGACGTGCCCATCAGGGCGACTGGTTCAGCGCAGGCAAAGCGGTGCATTGGGATCGCATACCGCGTGAAACCGACTGGGGGCGACCAATCATCGTCCACCATTTCGACCATGATCGGGCGTCGCAGCATCGAGGAGTCGGATTCCTGACGCCGGTGCTGACCCGCTTCAAGATGCTGATCAAGTATGACGGCACTGAACTTGATGCGGCCATCGTCAACGCGTTCTTTGCCGCCTACATTCAAAGTCCTTTCGACGGCGAACTGGTCGAAGAGGCGGTTGCCGGAAGCCAGAAGGTAAGTGCGTATCAGCAGGAGCGCTCTGCGTATCACAAAGAGCGCGGCACCCGCCTGGGCGACGTCGGCATGACGCATCTGTATCCGGGCGAGACGCTTGGCTTCGCAACGGCAAACCGCCCCAGTGCGAATTTCGCTTCTTTCGAGAACGCAATGCTTCGCAATTTCGCTGCTGGGACAGGGCTGGCCGCGCAGCAGATCAGTCAGAACTGGGCGGAGGTGAATTACAGCGCCTATCGCTCGGCGATGATCGAGGCGTGGAAAACATTCAATCGACGCAGGATCGGTTTTGCATCCGGGCAGGCGCAGCCGATCTACTCGGCATGGCTCGAGGAGTCGATGGAAGTCGACGACTACCCGATGCCGGCGGGCGCTCCCGACTTCATTGAAGCGCGCGCTGCCTATTCGCGCGCCAAGTGGATGGGGCCCGGCCGTGGTCTGGTCGACATCGTCAAGGAGCGACAAGGCGCAATTCTCGGTATCAATGCTGGTCTTTCCTCGCTCGAGGATGAGGCCGCAGAGGTCACGGGTAGCGACTGGCGCGACATTGCGGATCGCAAGGCTATCGAAGCCGAACGCTACAAGCGTCTGGGGCTGCCTGTTCCGACGTCCCTTGTCGGCGCGGATGCAAAGGATGCAAGCAAACTACCGGAGGAAGAGTAATGCGGTTCGCACACCTCGCGCAGAGGTTATTCAATACACCGCTCGCAATCCGGCAGGAGAAAGCTGAAGTCATCATGGCTGCGCTTGCTGAGCGCATGGGCGTCTCGCAGCTCACCCGGCTGGATGGAACGCAGCTTCAGCCGATGGCATTCGACGCCTGGGATGATGACGGTGCGGAGTTTTCCAGATCCGGGCGTGTCGTCGATCCCGGCTACGACATGATCCCAGACACGGGCATTGCGATGATCGGCGTGCAGGGCACGCTGGTTCAGAAGCTTGGCACGCTCCGACCGTATTCCGGCATGACCGGTTACGACGGCCTGCGCGAAAGCATCCTGCGCGCGCATGCCGACCCTGCTGTGAAAGCGATCGTGTTCGACATCGATTCGCCCGGCGGAGAAGTTGCGGGGTGCTTCGACCTGGTCGATACGGTCTATAGCCTGCGCGGCGACAAACCGATGTGGTCGATCCTGACCGAGTCTGCTTACTCGGCCGCCTATGCGATTGCCAGTGCAGCAGACCGGATCATCGTCCCGCGCACGGGCGGCGTTGGCTCGATCGGCGTGATCACCATGCATGTCGACTGGTCCAAAGCGCTGACCTCGGCGGGTTTTGCTGTTACGTTCATCACCTATGGCGACCGCAAGGCAGATTTCCATCCGGAGATACCACTGTCGCCTGAAGCGCTGGCCTCGGCGCAGGAAGACATCAACACCATGGGCGAACTGTTCGTTAAGACAGTTGCCCGCAACCGGAATATCTCGGCCGACTCGGTCCGTGATACGCAAGCCGCCTGTTTCATGGGCGCAAACGGCGTCAGCCGTGGCCTTGCAGACGCAGTAATGGCGCCCGACGCGGCGCTATTGGCCTTGCTTGACCAGCTGGCCGACTAACCCCACCTGTGAGAGGAAACTCATGAGCTTTAAGAAGACCCTTGCGGGCGCGATGCCGTTCGCCCATCTGTTGAGCAATGGCTCGCGTGCCGCACGCGCCGAAGACGACGAGCGCAACAAGCGTGACGGCGAGTCCGACGACGACTACGCCAAGCGCATGGAAGATCTGGACGAAAAAGAGCGTGCTGCCGAAGAAGAAGAGAAGGAAAAAGCGCGCAAGGCCGAAGAAGAAAAGAAAGAAGAAGAGGCCCGCCGCGCTGCCGCGGAAGACGGCGACGACGGCGACGACGAGCCGGACGACGCAAAGAAAGCTGCACGTGCGACCGAACGCGCGCGTTGCGCACGCATCATGGCACACGGCATCAACATCGGCGCAGCCGCACAGGCTGGCGTGTTCGCATTCGATACGAAGATGTCGTCGAAGGCTGCGATCGCCGCGCTGGATGCGGGCAAAGCCGCAGGCGGTGGCCGCCGCGCCTCACTTGACGAGCGCATGTCTCGCACGCCGACGCCGAATCCGGGTGCTGGCGGTGGATCCGGCTCCGCCCCGTCTATGGCCCAGCAGATCGTCAACTCGAACAACAAGCGCCTCGGTCAAGCGTAATACATCCCCAATCCAGTAAGGAGCAAAGTCCATGACGCTCACCGTCAATTCGATTGGGGACAATCCCCAGCAACCGGGTATCTACGCAGAGACGTACATCCCGGATCAACTCATCGCGGGCAATCTCAAGATTGTCTCGCAGCCGATCATCCTTGCCAGCGGCACGCTTCAGCGCGGCGCGGTGCTTGGCGCGGTCAGCACGATCGACGTGATTGCCGCGACCGGCACGAATACCGGCAACGGTACCGTCGGCACGATCAGCGCGACGACCGGCTCAAAGGTCGGTGCGTACCTGCTGAAGGCGACCAGCGCGACCGCATTCTCGGTCACTGACCCGGAAGGCAATGCGTTGCCGGCGGCAGCAGCGGGCACCGCCTATTCGCAGCAGGGCATCGCATTCACGATCACTGCGGGCGGAGCGGCTTTTGTCGCGGGCGACTCGTTCACGTTGACTGTTGTCGACGCAGTCGGCACCTACAAGTTGAGCGTGAAAACGGCGAGCGACGGCAGCCAGACGCCGGTCGCGATCCTCGCCGACTACGCGGATGCTAGTGCTGGCGCCGTGACCACAGGTGCCTACGTGATGGCTGAAGTCAACGCGAACGCGCTGAAATATGACGCGTCGTGGGACATCCCATCGCTCACTGCTGCGCTGCGCCCATACTCGATTTTCGTCAAATCCTCGGTCTCCGCTGCGGACCCGAGCTAAACCCTCACGCTCACTCTGAAAGGCTCGCTTCGGCGGGCTTTTTTGTTTTGGGCGAACAGATCCGTAGACACTGGAGATAAACACTGTGAGCTTTACCTACGACACCAATACGCTGGTCCAGGTCGTGCCGAACCTGAAGGTCGCGCAGCAGTTCCTGCTCGATAAGTTTTTCCGCAACATCGTGACCGCCGACTCGGAAAAGGTTTCGATCGACGTCGACGTCGGCATTCGTCGGATGGCACCGTTCGTGTCGCCGCTGGTCGAGGGCAAGCTCGTTGAGCAACGTCGCTATCAGACGAACGAGTTCAAGCCGGCCTATATCAAGGACAAGCGCGCGCCCGACCTGCGCAAGCCGGTGATGCGCCAGATCGGCGAGCGCATCGGTGGTGAACTGAAGGGCATCGAGCGCGAGCAGGCCAACCTCGCTGCGGAAATGACCGATCAGATTGACATCCTGAATCGCCGCCTCGAATGGATGGCTGCGCAGGCGCTGCTCGGTGGCAAAGTGACGATCTCCGGTGAAGGCTTCCCGACCGTTGTCGTGGACTTCGGCCGCGACCCGGCGCTGACTGTGGCGCTTACTGCGGGGCAGCAATGGACCCCGGCGAACGTCGCCGCAGGAACCGCTACCCCGACGCAGAACATTGAAGACTGGCAGCACATCATCCTGAAGAAGTCGGGTGCGAAAGTCACCGACATCGTCTTCTCGACGAGTGCGTGGACCGGCTTCCTCGCCGACCCCCTCGCGAAGGGCGCGATCCAGTATCCGAATCTGGCGCAGAGCGGCAACGTGATCAACCCGGGCGCACAGATCGAGCAGGGAGCTGTGTACAAGGGCAAGTGGGGCCAGTATGACCTGTGGGTCTACAACGACTGGTACGTCGACGAAAACGGCGTCGAGCAGCCGATGCTGCCGGATGGCGACATCATCATGTCCGGTCCGATGATGATGGGCACGCGCGCTTTCGGCATGATCATGGACCCGGCTTTCAATTACGAGCCGATGCCGTACGCACCGAAGACCTGGGTGGAAAACGATCCGGGTCAGCGCTTCATCATGATGCAGTCGTCCCCGATCGTGATCCCGAGCCGGGTCAACGCCTGCTTCTCCGCGAACGTCTGCCCGGCGGTGGTGAACTGATGGCTGACCTGAGCGGTTCGCCAAAGAAGCTCGCTACGGCGATCGTCGCGCGCGGCCGGACGGTGTTCGACCAGACGGGCAAGCGGCACACCGCCGGCGAAGAAATCACCCTTCCGTCGACGGAGGTGTCGCGGCTCCAAAGTCGTGGCTTCCTGGTTGATCCAAAAGCGCCGGTCATTCCCCTCGACGTCGGTCCGACCTTCGGCAGCGCGTCGGGTCCCCGTATCAAGCGAGGTTGACATGATCAACTGGGATGCCGTGGTCATCGGCCCGCTGATGGGAGTATTCGGTGAGCCGGTGATCTACACCCCGTTTGGGGGTGCGGCGTTCCAGATCACCGGCGTGTTCGACGACGCCTATCTGGCCGTGGTGGTGCTTGACGACGGCACAGCTGGCCTGACAGAACTCTCGGCGGTGATTGGCGTTCAGCTCTCGCAGTTTGCTGTCCCGCCGGCGCAGAACGGTCGGCTGGTAGTGAAAAGGACCGGTGCGAAGTTCATCGTGCGTGAGGTGCGGAACGACTCTCACGGTTGGGCAAAACTGCTGCTGACGAGGGCCGCATGACGACGACCGCTGACATCCGCCAAGCGGTGGTCACGGCGCTTACGGGCACCACTGATGCCGGCCAGTCCGTGTCATCTCCGTGGGACTGGGCGCTCGCGATGGACGCATACCCTGCGATCCTCGTCCGGACGCCGGATGACCGGTCGGAGTCGTGGGGGCCGAACGCGCCAGCTTTCACCGTTACGGCAACTGTTGAGATCATCGCTCGCGCGAAAGCACCGGCGGACTTCGAAGATGCCGGTTCGAACGCTGCGCTGCTGAAAGCCGAAAGCCTCAAGCAGCAGATCCTGGCGCAACTGATCAACAATCCGGCGCTGTGGGCAGCGGGTGTGCAGGAGTTCAAATCAATGCACTCGCGCATGTCGACGAGCTCGGAAGGGGATATGCCGATCGCCGAGTGTCACCTGTCGATCGACGTTGTCTTTATCCAGAAGCCTGACGACTTTTTCCCGATTCCTTCGGTGCCGCTCCAGCAGATCGGTGGCGCCATGAAGATGCCAGATGGAACGCTGGAGCCAACGTTCTCGATCTCCATCGACGGCGGCCAGGCCGATGCGCCCGCCGCAGTCACCGCAAAGCCGAACTTTGCTTCATCTACCTCATAGGAGGCGCAGCTATGCGCGTCAAACCAGCTCCCGGGCTTAAGGTTCGCAACCCGGAAACGAAAAAACTGCTGCCGCTGGAGGGCATTGAAGTAGCCGACGACAGCATTCTCTGGACCAAGATGCTCAATCACGGCGATGTCGTGCTGGTGGGCGAGGTCAAGGCTGCAAGCGTCAAGGAAGGTGACAAGGCATGAGCACTGTACCGTTCAAAGTGATCCCGACGAACTTGCGCCTGCCCGGCGCATACTTCGAGCTCGACAATTCGCAGGCCAACACGGCCCAACAGACCCAGCGCGCTCTCATCATCGGCCAGATCACCAGCGCAGGCACGGCGACGCCGAACGTCCCCGTGATTTCCGGCGGCGTTGGCGACGCGCAGACGGCTGGCGGTGCTGGCTCGATGTTGCATCTGATGACGCAGATGTACCGGAACAATGACTCGCTCGGCGAGGTCTGGTATCTGCCGCTCGCCGACGCAACCGGAGCCGTGGCGGCAACCGGTTCCATCAACTTTACGCAGGCGCCCACCGCTGCGGGCACCATTTCTCTCTACATCGCGGGAACACTGATCGGGGTTGCTGTTGCTGTCTCGCAGACGCCAGCAAGCGTCGCGAGTGCCGTGGCCGCCGCAATCAATGCGTCGACGACGACTCTTCCAGTGACCGCAGCCGTGGATGCGACCAGCACGAGCAAGGTCAACATCACGGCCCGCAACGCGGGCGTCGCTGGCAACGACATCGACATCCGGATGAATTACCTCGGCACGAAAGGTGGCGAGGCCACGCCGACCGGGCTGACATACACCATCACCCCGATGGCGAACGGCGCGGTGAATCCGACGCTGACGACGGCGCTCGGTAACCTCGGCACGATGACGTTCGACTTCATCGCGAACCCGTACACCGATACGACGTCGCTCGACGCGGTCAAGCAGTTGCTCAACGACCAGACCGGGCGCTGGAGCTACACGTCCCAGCTTTACGGGCAGTCGTTCGGCGCGCTGCGCGGCACGTTTGCCAACCTGACGACGGCGGGCACCGCGCGCAACAACCAGCACGAAACGCTGATGGGCTTCTACGACAGCCCGACGCCGAACTGGCTGTGGGCAACGGCCCTCGCCGCACAGGCGGCGGTCAGTGTGCGCGCCGACCCGGGCGTGCCATTGCAATATCTGACGCTCGTCGGCGTGCTGGCGCCTCCGGTTGCCTCGCAGTTCCTGCCGAATCAGCGCGAGACACTGCTTTATGACGGCATCTCGACGTTCCTGTCCGAGTCGGACGGCACGGTAGAGATCGAATATGCGATCACCACCTACCAACTGAACGCGGAAGGTGTCGCCGACAACAGCTATCTGAACGTCGAGACGATGTTCCAGTTGATGCTGGAGATCCGCACGCTGCAAGCGACGCTGCTGTCCAAGTTCGCCCGCTGCAAGCTGGCAAGCAACGAATCCAAGCCGGCGGCCGGTTCGAATCTCGTTACACCCAACACGATCGCCGCGGAAGTCGTCGCGCTCTACAACGAGCGTTGCGATCTGGGCTTCACGCAAAACCCGACGGAGTTCGCACAGAACCTCGTCGTCCAGGCAAGCACGGTGAACCCGGATCGCGTGGACATGTTGTGGCCAGGGACCCTCGTTGGGCAGATGCGTACGTTCGGGACACTCGTGCAGTTCCGCCTTCAATGATCTGATTCACCTCGCTAGAGCCACCTTCGGGTGGCTCTATGTTTTTCAGGAGCCGGAATGGCCTCAAATCTGATTGCAGGTACGGCCCAACTGGCCGTTGATGGCATCACCTATCAGCTCGAAGGCGGTGCGAAATATAGCCCGACCAAGGTCAAGCGCGATGCGTTGACCGGTCAGGATGGCTTTCACGGATGGAAAGAAATGCCCGTGACCGGGAAGATTTCGATGTCGATCCGCGACGCCGGCAGCCTCACGGTTGCAAATTTCAACGCGATGCGCAATGTGACCATCACGTTGACGCTCGCCAACGGAAAGACGGTAATTGGCCGAAACATGGGCACCACGGATGCGCAGGAAGTCGATACGGTTGATGCCAAATTCGACGTGACTTTCGAAGGCCCGGAAGTCGTGGAAATGACCACCTGACAGGAGCATGCATGTCGGACCAGAAAGAACAAAAGAAAGCACCCTATCCTGACGAGTTCACTCTGACTCTCAAGAAGCCGATCCGATACAAGGAAGGCGAAGAGGAAAAATTCGTCACCGAGATCCACCTCGAAGAGCCGGATGTCAGCCAGCTCAAGTCGTTCTTCAAGAAAGGCGCGGGCGGTGACCCGGTTGGTGCGATCCACGACCTGATCTCAATCAATGCGCGTGTTCCTCCAGCGATCGTCGACCGCATGAAGGCGAGCGATCGGAACACGGCCCAGGAATTCCTGCTGTATTGGGTCAACCAGGTTGACGAGGCGAAAATCACGGGAAAGCCGGTGAGCTCCTAGTGGGCTGGGAGCACGTTCTCAAGGTCACCGAAAAGTTCTACGGATGGCAGCCCAGCGAGGTTAAGCGCCTCAAGTGGTCCGAGGTGATGGACTACGCGACACACGCTGCGATCATGCAGCAAAGGGAGATAGCCGGTGGCTAACGATTTCGCGATCAATATCACCGCCGACGACGCAGCCACGGCTATCATCGAAAAGGTCAATCAAGCCATCTCGAAGATGAACGGCAGCGCGCAGAAGGGTTCCCAGCAGACGAAGGGGTTTGCCGATCAGGCTCGCGGCAGCCTTGGCAAACTTGAAGGTTCGTTCAAGAAGGTCGAGCGGGCCGCGTCTCTGGTCGTCGACAAGATTGTCGAAATCGTCCCCGGCCTTGCCGCCATTGGTGGGATCGGCGCGATTGGCGTGATCAGCGAAAAATTCGCCTCTTTCGGTCAGAAGCTCACGAGCAACGCACGCCTGGTCGGGATGAATACGCGCGAACTGCTGAAGTTCGAATACGCTGCGCGCCGCGCCGGTCAGTCATCAGAGTCCATCGTGTCGACGATCGGCAGTATGCAGGACACGATCCGAAGTGCGGCACTCGGCCAGAGCCCGGAGGCCATGGTTCAAATGTCGCGTTGGGGTATCAATCTCGAGCGGAATTCAGACGGCAGCGTGTCGAACATGAATAACGTGGTCCTGCAGGTGATGGACAGGATCAACGGAATTCATACCGCTGCAGCCCAGCGATATGCGGCAGGTCTGTTTGGTGCGAGTGGAAGCCTGCCAATGATCCAGCAAGGGCAGTACCGCTCTGATATGGATCGCGCCAGCGCGCCGGGTTTCCTGCCCACCGACGCCGAGATTGCACAGGGCGAAGCACTGAAGAAACAGATCACCGATTTAGGGCAATCGTTCGACACATTGAAGGTCAAGCTTGGGTCTGCGCTTCTGCCGATCGTCGGGCCGCTCGTTGACAGTTTCACGAGAATGCTCAACGCGAACAATGGCCGCGTCGCCGGCCAGATCGCAGACGGTGTGCAACAGATGGTGCAGTGGGTGTCGAGCGTCGATTGGAGCGGGCTGCTCGCTGGCGCCAAATCGTTTTTCGATGCAATCGGCGGCCTGAAGGGTTTGTTGCTCGCGGTGGCGGCGATCAAGGTAACCGGAGCAATCGCGGGCATGGTTGAGTTCGGCGCGACGGTTGCCGGGGTGGCCGGTGTGACCTCGGGCGCGGTAGCTACCGTAGCGGGAGCCGTGACCGGGCTTGGTGCACTTGCAGCAACGGCGGCTCTTGCGATCAATGCGATTAAAGACTCGACACAACCCGGGCATTTTGTTCGACGTGGCCCAGGAGCATCGTCGGCGCAGCAAAATCCATTGCCCAAGAGCGAAACCAACGAATCGCTGTGGGAGAGAATCAAAAACGGATGGAACGGCACGGGTCATTTCGTCTCGCGAACCTCATCGGCCGCGCACGGGACGACGAGCGGGGCTCCTCCTGACCTTGCTGCCCTAGCGGCCTCGCAGGCAGCCAAGACGCCGGCCGCCGTTGCCGCGGCATCCAATGCTGCGACGGCACCTCCGAGGGCCGCTGCGATGGCGTCACGGCTGCCGCTCGGGATCCGGAGTAACAACCCACTCAACATCCAGCCGGGTGGTCAGGAGGCGCTTTATGCCTCCGCCGAGGATGGCATTGCCGCTGCGGCATTCAACCTGCGCAGCAACTACAGCGGGCTGACGCTTGCACAGATCGCAGATAAGTGGACGGGCGGCTCCCGTACTGGCAATTCGGAACAGCAGCGGGCGAATTATCTGTCGCTGCTGATGCAGGGGAGCGGGTTGGGTGCGAATGCGGTCCCGGATCTGAATAACCAGCAGTTGGTGGCGGCGATGCTCACGCGCCAGATTCAGGGCGAGAACGGCCTCAATGGAGGTCAGGCATGGTACAGGCCGGACCAGATCGCGGCAGGCGTTGCACGAGGTTTTGGTGGGCGTCCTGCGATGGCTGGCGCGGTGGACATCGGCCAGTCGCAGGCATCGCCCCGGCGCGACGGCTCGATAACAGTGACCTTCAATAACGTGCCCAAGGGTACGAATGTTGAGGCAAAGACTGCGGACGGCGCCTGGATGCCGACTCGTATTAACTACTCCCTCTCAAACTGATGTCGCTCTCTTCAGCCACCACTGCTGCCACGAACGTCGCGGGTAGCGTGGGCGGTCTCGCCAGTTCGGTGAATCGCCTCGCGTCGCTGTTCGGACCCGCAACGGGCACGTGGGCGTCGACCCTGAAGACCGCCCAGTTTGGGACGGTGAAGTTTCTGTATGAGGACGTATCGACAGCGGCAGGCCGCCGCACGACGATTCACACCTATCCGTACCGGGACGAGGTCTGGGTCGAAGATCTGGGGAAAAAGCCTCGTCAGTTCGAAATCCGTGGCTTCCTGGTCGAGAACGATCTGATCACCGGATCGGCGGGCGTCGCGGCAGAGCGAGACCGGCTTCTCGCGTTGTGCGAGAGCAGTTCGCCGCAGACGCTCATTCACCCGACCCTTGGCGCACAGAAAAATCTGGTGTGCTTGAGTCTGGAACTGAACGATAGGCGCGATCTCGGCCTGGTTATCGAGTTCCGGATGTCGTTGATCATCACCGGAACGCGGATTTATCCGACCGCGACGGTGTCGACGCAGCAGAACGTTGCGACGAACGTCCAGAAATCAGCCTTGGCAACAGCGCTGGATTTTGCGGCGAGCGTGGCCAGCGAGATTCAGCTTGGCGCCTCGATCGTTCAGCAGGCAGTCTCGACGGCTGTCGGTTACGTGCAGACCGCCATCACCGCAGTCAACGACGTCAAGAGCGTTATCAATCAGGTGTCGTCGCTGGCCGGTAACTTCGGTCGCCTTTTTGGTGGCGCGAACAACGGGTATGCGGGAAGCAACGCTACTGCCTCGTCATCGGCGACTGTAAGCACGCTGCTCGCCACAGGGACTGTGAATATCGCTGCGGTATCGACGGCCGGAGTCGCGCTCGAAACTGCGGCATCGTCGCTGTCTGACTCAACCTCGTTGCAGGCTTCCGCGGCGGATCTGATGGCCGCAGTGGCGGCGACGGCGTCGGACCCGGCAGATGCGGTGCGCCTGCTGTCAACGATGGCGCAATACACGCCCTCGGTAACGCAGGTTACCGGGACGATAGGAGCCGGTATGGCCGTCGTCGCGGCTGCAATGAGCGCGCTGATCAGGCGCGCGGCTCTGACGCAGCTCGCGACCACGCTCACGAGCTATCAGCCAGCATCGCAACAGGATGCGCAAACAGTCCTGTCAGATGCTGTCACCCTGTTCGACGCAGAGATTCTGACGGCAGCAGATAGCGGAGATGACAACACGTATCTTGCGCTCAGGACGTTGCGCCAGTCGGTGATTCTCGACATGCAGTCGCGGGCAGCGAACCTCGCTGCCATCGCGACCTTCAGCTTCTCGAGCGCTATGCCGGCGCTTGCGCTCGCGAACCGGATCTATCGGGATGCGACGCGCGCTGATCAGCTCGTGACGCAGGTTCAGCCGATTCATCCGGCTTTTCTGCCCGTATCTTTCCAGGCACTCGCAACATGAGCGACGAGATTACCGTCAAGGTTCAGACCTGCACGAAGACGGGCGGCCCGGGTAACGGCATCCCGACTTACTCGCTGTCGAACGCGCGCGCCGTGACCGGATGGAAGAACATCCGGCTCACGCGTGGCATTGAGCGTTGCCCCAGCGACTTCGAACTGACGATGTCGGAACCGTACCCGATTGCGACAGACGTCATGATCAATCGGGGTGACTACATCGAGATTTTCCTCGGGCAGGACCATGTTTTCACGGGGTTCGCCGATCGTGTAAATCCATCGATCAGCGCGACCGAGCACACAGTTCGCGTCAGCGGCCGCAGCCTTTGCCAAGACATCACCGATTGCGGAGGAAACTGGTTCGGCCTGCAGTTGAGAAACATGACGGTCGACAAGATCGCGCAGTACCTCTGCAACTTCTACGGCATTACCGTGCAGGTCGCGGACGGTACGGACGTGGGCGATCCGATCATTCAGATCAACCCGATGGTCGGCGAGACAATTTATTCGATCCTCGAGCGGATATGCAGGTTCCGTGCGCTGCTGCTCTACGATCTGCCCAACGGCAATCTGATGCTCGCCTCGGGCGGAAAGCAAACCAGCAACCCTTCATCGGCATCGATCGGTGCAAACACTGTTGCAGGCGGCTTCGAGGAAGGGATAAACGTCCAGTCGGCGTCGGTAATGTATTCGATCGACGGGCAGTTCAGCGACTACGACGGCGTCTATCTCGGGCTCGATACGCTCAAGGATACCGGCGGCGCGGGCAACCTCGTGGCACATGCCACTGACCCAACGGTGCCGAGATACCGTTACAAGGCCACCATATGTGAGAGCGTAGTGGGCGGTAAGGACATCGCCCAGATGCGCGTCGATTGGGAGATGACCCGGCGCAACGGCCGCGGCACCCAGATCAAATTGACGACGGATGCGTGGAGAGATGCTGACGGCGTTTTGTATGCGCCGAATTCGCTTACCTATGTCGACCTGCCGACCCTGAAAGTGCTCAACAAGAATTGGCTGATTTCAGAGGTGACATACAAGCGCAGCCGGGAGACCGGGACGACCTGCGACTTGACGATCATGCAGCCGAGCGCTTTCTATCAGGAGCCGATAGTGCTGAATCCAGTCGCGCCCGACACGCAGGTCACGCAATGAGCGATTTCGTTATGGATCAGATGAATCTGCGCTTCGCGATGCTGTTTGGCCGAGGGCGCGTCACTGGGCCCGTTGATGACTCTGGGGCCGTCCAGATGATGCAGGTGCAGATGTCGGGGCTCGAAGTTGCGGACGAGCGATACCGGGTGGCTGAATTCGGCCTCACGTCGAATCCGCCAGTCGGATCGGACGCTCTCGCGCTCCATGTTGCTGGTGATCGGACTGCCGGCGTGGTGTTCGCGACCAATCATCAGGCGTCGCGCCCGACGGGCCTGCAACCCGGCGAAACCATGCTGTACAGCGAGGACGGCAAGCAGGTCTATCTGACTGCCGGCGGTGGGATTGCCGTGGAAGCGAAGGGGCAAAACGTTGTGGTCAACGATGCGGCCGACGTAACAGCCACAGCGAGCGGCACTTTCACCGTCAACTGCCCGACCATCGTGCTCAACGGCAACGTCCAGATCAACGGAAATATCGGCCAGAGCGGCGCGAGCGGCGGGACTGGAACCGCGACTTTCACAGCGCCTATAACGGCGCCTGACATCGTTCTGCCGAACGGCGCGGTCAACGGACACAACCACTATGTGCCTGCCGCCCCCGGCACATCTGAACAGATGGCCAACTAGCCGTCCAGTCGATTGCACAACATAGCCCGCCGCGAGCGGGCCTTTTTACGTCCGTACGCAATGGCAGACATTCAAATCGTTTGGAACCCCGCCATCGGCAAAGGGGATTGGTCGGTGGAGGGTGCACAACTGACGATGGGCGGCGATCTCGATAACGCCGTACTCATCAGCCTGTGCACTGACCGTATGGCCGAACCGGCGGATGCGATTCCTGACTCTTCGAATGACCCCAGAGGGTGGTGGGGCGACGCCTACGGCGATGCCGCGTATCCGATCGGCTCACGCCTTTGGTTACTCCGGCGAGCCAAGCAAACGCAGGACACGCTGCAACGCGCTTTCGACTACATCACAGAGGCTCTGCAATGGCTTCTGGACGATGGCGCAGTGGCGAGCTTTGACATCAATGTCCAATGGGTCGCAAACGGCCAGCTCGGTGCAATCGTTATCGGCTACAAGCAGGACGGCACGACCGTCACACAAAACACCTTCACTTGGGTATGGAACGGGATCGCCTAAATGCCTTACGCTCGCCCCACACTGACGACGCTGATTTCGCAGGTCAATGGCGATATTCAGACGGGTCTGCAGGGCACCGATCCGCTTCTGCGGTTCTCTGCCTTGCAGATTCTCGGCACCGCGCTCGCGGGCCTTGCAAACGAACAATACGGTTACACCGACTGGGTAGCGCAGCAGGCTAATCCGTTCACAGCGACCGGCGAATTCCTTGCCGCGTGGGCAGCGCTCAAAAAGATCTATCGCGAAGCCGCCACGCAAGCGGGCGCCGCGACCCCGGGGCAGATCACATTCTCCGCGGTCACCACGTCGCCCGCCCCGGAGATTCCGGTCGGCACGATGATCACGCGCGGCGACGGCACGCAATACGTCACGACGGCGCTCGCGACAGCGTCGGGTGGTTCGATTGTCGTAAGTGCCGAGGCAGTTGCCGACACCACGGGGTTGACGGGCGCGTTCGGAAACTGTGCTGTTGGCACGGTGATGACTCTCGGCACGTCGATCACTGGCATCACGTCGACGGGATCCGTCACGACAGCGTTCACGGGCGGCGCCGACATCGAGACCGATGACAGTCTGCGTACGCGCATGCTGGCCGCGTACCAGAATCCGGTGCAGGGCGGGGCGGCGAGCGATTACCCGGAATGGGCGCTCGAAGTCAACGGCGTGAGCAGGGCATGGTGCAATCCGAATGGATTCGGTGCTGGCTCGGTAGTGACTTACGTCATGCTCGACACGGCAGAGTCGGCAAGCAATGGTTTCCCGGTGGGCAGCAATGGGGTTGCGACTGATGAATGGCGGGGCGTCCAGGCAACGGGCGATCAATTGACCGTTGCCAACTACATCTACCCGCTTCGTCCTGCTACGGCTCTTTCCTACGTCTGCTCCCCGACGCAAAACGTCATCAATTTCTCGATCTCCGGAACCGCAAGTTTCTCGTCCGCGACCAAGGCGCTGATCACGGCGGCGATTCAAGGCGTGTTCGTGATGTACGGCAATCCATTGGGGGCGGTGACGGGTAACACGCAGCCGACGACAAGCGGGACGATTGACATGTCGTACATCAATTCGGCGATCGCGGCCATCTCGGGTACGCCGGGCTTCGTCATCACTTCGCCGTCCGGAAACATCACCGGAGCACTGGGTTCACTGCCGGTGCTCGGCGGTGTCACGTGGGGCGCATAAATGGGGGCTCCGAACTATTCCGCGTCCGACTTTGGCGACGTCATCCTTGCTCTTTTGCCACGGGGCCTAATCTGGCCTCGCGATCCGTCGTCGGTCCTATCGCAGGCGGTCAGCTGCTTGTCGCCTACCTTCGCGCGTCACACCCTCGCAAATAACATTCTGCTCGTCGACGCGTTCCCGGCAACTGCCGTTGAGCTGCTGCCAGAGTGGGAGTCGACGCTCGGTCTTCCGGATCCGTGCGCTGGCGAATCGCCAACGCTGCAAGGGCGTCAACAGCAGGTCGTTGCGCGGTTGACAAATAGCGGCGGCCAGTCGGTCCCGTATTTCATCGCTTATGCCCAGACGCTTGGCTATACGGTAACTGTCACGGAGTTCGCGCCATTTAGGGCGGGACAGTCACGCGCGGGCCAACCGACTGGCACGCAGGACTGGTTCTTCACATGGCAGATCAATGCGCCACTCAACACCATCACATATTTCAGGGCCGGGCAAGCCGGGGCCGATCAGCCCCTGGCGTCATGGGGTAACGCAGTGCTTCAGTGCGAACTTATGGCAATCAAACCGGCGCACACGTATTTGAACTTCGGGTATCACTAAGGGATCAGCATGTTCTTAACTGACCAGGCAACGGCAACTTCCACGCTTCCGACGCCGGCGGCTGCTGGCACACCAGGCTACTTCACAAACGGCAATCCTGCGTCAGGTGTGGCCGCAACCATCGTTGATGCCGACTGGCTGAATATGCTCCAGCTTGAGCTGCTCAACATTGTGACGGCGGCCGGCATTGTACCGAGCAAGACGACCTATAACCAGGCGCTCGCCGCGATCAAACGCCTAGGCCAAAGCACTGTTGTGCTTGCTGACACTGGCGCGGTCAATGCATATGCCGCAGTGAATGCAGTGCCCTTGGTCGCAGGCAGTTCGCCGACATGGGTCGACGGCGTCGTGCAGGCGGTCAAAATCGCCCACACAAACACTGGGGCGTCGACGTATGCTCCCGACGGACTGACCGCGATCCCGATCTACGGCTTGGGGCTACAGCCGCTTCAGGGTGGCGAACTACTCCTCAACGGTACGGCGATCTTGATGCACGCAACGATCGCAGGAGTGAACAGCGGTAATCCGATTTGCGTCCTGATGGAGTGTGCCGGTGGAGCACAGCAGGTTGCCCCCGCCACTGCATCTCAGCACGCCGTGCAGTTCGGGCAGGTTTCGGGCGTAGTGGGGCAAGTCCGGAATCTGAGAGCATCCGCCGTCGCGGGCGCAACTACTGCGCAGTTCACCGCCGACGAACTAATCGTTGAGACAGCATTGGGTGGATTGCGATATTGCATCCCGAACTTCAACGCAACGATCAATCTCGCCATCGCTGGGGTTATCAACGGAATGCTCAGTGGCACCGCGGCGGCCAATGGCTTTCTAGGTGTGTACGCAGCATACAGCCCCACGACCGGTACATCTGGGGTGTTCGGTGTGATGGAGAGCAGCGCTGCGCTGCCCTCGATTGCAGCCAGCACGATCAGCGGCTATACGGCGACGGCGCTTCTTACCGTGATTCCGATCAACACGACGGCAGGGCAGTTTGCGGACTTCGTTGTTTCTGACCGTCTTACGCGATATATCAATAGCACCATTTTATCTGGCACGAGCACTTCCACCACGCAGACCTATGTGTCGAACGTAGTGACCACGGTCCCGTACAGCGCTCGTAGGATCTACCCTCGTGCGAACATAACCCCCAGCAGCACTTCGGTGAACGGCAACGTATGGTTTGCAAGTGCCATATCAGGCGTCGGTGGTGGTCCTACGCGTGCATACGGGGCAAGCGTCACAGTCCCTCCCGAGCCGATTGAGTTAATAACCCCGCGCACGCTGTATTTTGCGTCATCCGTAAGCGCTGGAAGCGCCACCTATTCCATTGGCTGTTCCCAATACGAGATTTGAGACAATGACTGTAATTTATGTGCAATTCACTGACGTCACGGAACAGGTCATTCAAACATGCTTCACTGGCCCGCAAGACCCGGCGCAGTGGCCCAATCAGGGTACTGTTGAAACATCTGATGCGCGGTGGAAAGTGTTTTACAACATGTTGGCGGCGGTCTACATGGCCGATGGCTTGCCCGCTCCAACGTCTACGTAATTTTGTTGGGCAGGAGAGTGCCACGAATAGCGCCCCGTGCTATAAATCGGCCAAGTCGAATCGATGGTACCTCGACTAGGCGGTGCGCGATCATGGCGATCAGAAAACTGAAAGCTATCGCGGCGAGCACCGTGACGGCGATCCCGTACTCTCTGTAAAACACGACGACGCATGCACTTACAACTGCGTAGTGGGTTAGATATAGGGAGTACGAAATACCGCCAAGCCATCGCCCGAACGGGAATAACCGGTTCGGGCGCAGCGTGAATGAGAGTGCCAGCATCGAGACAGAGGCCAAGCCAACAACCAGATCTTCAATGACCCTGCGCGCCAGCGGGGCATCATCAAAGGCGTATGCGAACATAGCGAGAGAGATGCTCCAAACAGCGAGCCTTGTGCCCGGACTTAGGCATCGGACTCGATCAACTATACGGCGCCGGTTGATGGAGACGTAGCAACCAGCCGCAAAGAAGGTTGCATAGTGCGCGGTGGCGAGCAAGTTTTGACTGGCGTTCGATGGCCATACGTTTTCAGCGCGCCAGTAAAGCGTTGCATACCCCAAGCTGACCAACACGAATCCGATGACCGAGCGCCATCCAAATCTCTTGACGATTAGATAAATCGCCGGAAACACCAGCGATATTCGCATTTCGTGGACGAGCGACCAGACGACCACGTTCACCTTCATTGCATCGAACACCCCAATCATTGCGATATGGTCGACCAAGATCGACGGTGTAATCTTCGGGTCTATGGTGAGCATCCATCCAGCATTCCAGTGAAATCCCGCAGCCGACAGAGCTGCGCAAAGCACCAGTACGAACGGTATGGAAAGAATGTAAGGTGGGTAGAGGCGTGCGATTCGAGCCGCCACATATCTCCAGTAATTGAAAGCATTCATCCCCTGCACCATTCGAGTAAGCGCAAAGCCACTAAGCACAAAGAAAAGGATGACTGCCTGGTGCGCTGACCAAAGTAGGCGAACCGGCCACCAGTACAGGGTATGCCACATGGATGGGAATGCCGACATAATCTTAAAGGTGATGTGACCAAGCATCACAATGAGCGCAGCATACCCGCGAAGTACATCGACCGCTTCGCTGCGCCGCTCTGCGGGCATCCGCTCATGGTTATTAATCGCCATGTGAAGTTCCGTAGCCGTTTAAGGTCACGGATGCTATCAGAAACCAGCCCTGACGCCAGCTTTCGACCGTTAGCAACACAAAAGCATTCGACCAGCAAGCCGCCTTCGGGCGGCTTATTCGTTTCTGGCCGCCGAAATGGTGACGCCAGCATCACTGAAACGGTGACGCAGGGCAAAACAACGATTCGACCAACAGCCGCCTAGAGCGGCTTTTTTTACGTCCGGGGCCCAATGGAAGCCAAAGATATGTTGACGATGCCCGATCCGGAATTTCGCGCGCACGTTGTGGAATACCTCGTTGCGCACGATGCGGCAATTTCCGAGAACACCAAAGTCACACGCAAAGTGGAAGCCACGGCTGATCAGGTCGCCGAAGACACGGCGCTCATTCGAAGCATTCTGAGTGACGTTGCGGCCGGCGCGCGGTTCATGTGCCGACTCGCGGCCGCGTGGCGCTTTTTTCAGAGGCAGGTCTTCATCCCCATCGTGCTTCCGATTCTCGGCCTGTACGGGTTCTGGTACTACACCCAGTTCCACCGCTTCCCAGGGTGGCTTGCTGAGTGCTTCAAGTTCTTCATGGCTCTGTTATGAATTTGACCACCGCAATCATCGCGGCCGGCTGCGGTGCGACACAGTTGCGCGCGGCGCAGTGGGCGCAGCCTCTTCAAGCTGCATTCGACCGATTCCAGATCAACCAGCCGCTTGATGTCGCCGCGCTCCTCGCGACTATCGGGGTGGAGTCGATGCGTCTGATTTGCACCCGCGAAATATGGGGGCCGACGCAGGCGCAATTGGCGTACGAACCGCCGTCGGTCAAAGCGTCTCAGCTGGGCAATACGAAAGCCGGCGATGGCCGGCTTTTTTGTGGGCGTGGGCTTATTCAGATCACGGGCCGGCGCAACTACACGCTGGCCGCTGTCGGTCTTGAGCTTGACCTCGTGAGCCATCCGGAATTGCTCGAGCAACCGGTTAACGCCGCGCTGTCGGCCGCGTGGTATTGGCACAACCGCCAGCTCGGCACGCTCGCGCTCGCCGGAAATTTTCTCGGCGTGTCGCGCGCGGTGAATCTCGGTAGTGCGACGTCGAAAGCAACTCCGAACAGCTATTCAGAGCGGCTGGCGTTGTATGGCGCTGCGAAAACTGCGCTCGGCGTTTAGGCCGACAACCACCTCAAAGATGCCCGCCTAGAGCGGGCTTTTTTACGCCCATGCGAATCATCAAACATCTTCTCGATGCTGCGAAAGGCAAGCATCCGGTTACTGCTGCGCGCTCGGGTCACTGGCCGACCGTGCGCAAGCAGCACCTCGCATTGCATCCGGTATGCGCGGTATGCGGCGGTAAAGAAAAGCTCGAAGTCCATCACCGTCGGCCGTTTCATCTGCATCCGGATCTCGAACTCGATCCATCCAATCTCGTGACCCTCTGCGAATCGAAAAAGAGCGGCGTCAATTGCCACCTCTGGTTCGGTCATCTGGGGAATTTCCGCAGCTTCAATGTTGATGTCTTGCTCGACGCCGCGACGTGGCTCGGCAAGCTCACGCACCGTCCTTTGTCGGACAAGGAGTAGCCATGAATCAAACGTCAAGCCTGGTCACCGGTGGAGCGACGCTGACTGCAGCGTCGCTCGTCCCGGCGGTGCAGTGGGCTGCAACAGGTTTCAAAGGGCCGATGCCGCCGGAGGTGCAGTTGTTGGTCGCCGGCGCGATCGTGACCGTCATTCACGCGATGGGCAATTTTGCATCGACGCGCTATTCGGCCAAGACGCCTGCGGCGCCGCAATGATCCGCGCGGCGCTGTGTCTGCTGCTGTCCGGCTGCACGGTAGTCGAGCATGTTCAAGTGCTGCCAGTCGTCAATCCCCGCACGCTCGCCGTCTCATGCTGCATCGCCTACGTCGAGGTTGGTCCGACGACGAAAGGCTCCATCGAAGTCCAGAACAGTGACGCGAAAGGCGTCTCCGTAAAGCTCGGCGCCAAGTGGCGCTTCTGAATCCCACCTGAAGGAAACCCCGAATGAAAAAACACATGCTGCTCGCGGCAGTCATTGCCGCGTCTGTTGCCATCATCGCTGGCTGCGCTACTGCTACAGTCACCCCCGCCACGATCGCTGCCACGCTTTGCACGCCGGTGAAGACTGCGCAAAGCACGATCAGTGCGCTGGTCGCAACCGATCCGACGAATGCCACCCTGGCTGCTGCGTCGGTGGCGCTCACCAAGGTAAAACCGACGATCGACG